GCGACAGGTTGCACCGCTTCTTATAATGGCGTCGATGCCCTTTGGCATACCACCATTCCTGCCAATGGGTGCGGTGAGATCGCTCCGTCCAGAGGTCCTCACCACATATTTTGCAGTGATATCTTGGCCCAAGGCTTAATTCAATTACTCTGCCCAATGATTGGTATGGTCGCGGATCACATGCACCCCTCGTCTCAGTCATTCTCCTCCTCCCCTGGCCGGGTATTCCACAACCGACTGGCTCCCCACTGTGATTTAGCCATTGGGCCAGACGCATCACACTTCTCACAGGCCACGTAATACGCTGGCTGCAATGTGGCTGGCTCTATCAGTTCCAGCACTGTACCGCCACAAAATGGACATGGTTTCAACTTAGTCATCGTCTCCCCTTTCAGCATTCGTTGAATCACCGCGTTCCGATGAAACCCCCTTGTTCCACAGCCACCGGGCCTGCTCCTGTGATGGTGCGCTGGCGCCTGTCTCGCCACACTCACAGAAACAGTAGCACCAGGAACCCATTGGCGTGATCTCACAGCGCTGTCCGATGTCCTCACTGCCACAGAGTGGGCACGGTTTACACTTAGTCATCGGCTGTCTCCTGGTCTGATGCCCTGTTCAGGTTCTCAAAGGTGATGGGGATGCGGGCGGCCTCGAGGGCATCCACCTTGTCAGACAGTCGGACTAAAGCGACCTCCAATTCCCGGTTGCTGAGGGTGAGTCTCTTGTTTCGAGCGGCGGCCCTTTCCCACTGTTCGGTCTTCGTGGCCAGATCAGCCCTTAACTTCCCGATCCACCACTTCGCCTGATCCAAGGTCTTGATCGCGGACGGCGGGGGTGGGTGAACGGTAGTTGATTCACTCATCGTCTGTCTCCGTTTCTGGCGCGATGAATTCCACGCCGACTATGGTGCTGTCCAGGGTACATACTCCAACCGTTGCGTTTCTTCGTTCGCAACCGACGTGAACCGCTGACCCGTCTTGAGATCCACCATATCACATGTCAGTCATCGTATCCATCGCCTACCCCCGAGCCTGATATTCCCTCTCGGTGCCACATCGCAGGCAAACGACAACCAAGGATGTGTGGCAGCCCTGCCCAGTTACCCGCCATCTGCTCTCCCACAGATGACCCAATAGCCAGCATAGTAGGTTCATCGTCCCACCTCACGAAAACCGATAAAGCCTCAGAGATCACTTTCCCACCAAACATCCCCCGTGGCATTACACCGCAGGCAAATTGGGATCCACCACGTACGTGCCACCTCAAATATACCGCCCTTGTAAACCTTGGCTATCCGGTAAGATTTCCATCGATGTCCAAATAACAGACAAATGAGATTCATCCTATACCTCCACTCGCTTGAATCCAACACCCATGCCCAGAAAATGGGCATGGCTTCAATCTAGTCATCAAGGACAGTCCAGATACCAAATAGAATCGTTAACACGAAACAGGCCCACACTAGGTTTAAGGCTATCATCCCGAACCTTATCGCCCCCGCCCACGCCAACACAACGGCGGCCGCTATGAACAGAAAACTTGAAAGCAATGAAACCATCATGTATTTGTGGTATGGACAACCTAGATCATCACCCATCCTGATTCCTTTTTGTTCCTTGTATATCTCATCGTCTTCTGGGTCGCAACCACAGCGACGGCATGCAGCGATCCGGTGCCATATGCGCCGCTCTTTTGGTATTAGTTCCCATTGGTGCCCCAATAGCCAGCATAGAATGTTCATGTCAGGTCTCCCTCCCCATTCGGATACTTATCCCGCCACTCCAGTCCAGCAAATGTCAAACGTTCCCCCTTGAATACCATCTGGACTGTGCCGGCCATGCCAGCATTACATTTGACGATGCTGACACTGGCCTTGTCGCTCATCATGTTCCTCTCGTCTCGCGGCCGGTCAATGACAATGCCCACGTTGGCCTTATCCTCCAATTCGCCGGTGTCCCGAGCATCAGCCAGTGTCCGCCGCCTGGCCCGCTTGCTGGACTTGTCGAACTGGGCTGCCATCAGCCCCACAATGCCCAGCTCTTCCAACATGGTCTTGAAGTCCTCGATGTCGGCCCCTCGCATCTGGGCGTTGTTCTGGCCGCCTCCCCGGTCTACTAAGGGTACCTTGTTCAGATAGTCTAGAATCACCACATCAATGCCGTCGCTGTCATACAGCCGGTGTACCGTAGACACAATCCGATGCATCGGCCAGCCGGGACAATGAAAGTAACGCAATTCACCCTCCCATTCAGTCATCCGTTCCGTGGCCTGAATGATCTGCGTATACTCCTCTGCCTCCAACTGGCCCCCTAATTGTAGTCGTTTGATGGGAATTCCGGTGTGCCGCTGCATCCGCCGGTCGAGCATCATCTGGGTGCTCAGCTCCAAGTGGAAGAAGGCAACCCGCCAACCCAATCGTGCCCAGCGCTCGGCACAGGTCTCGAAAAAGGCCGTCTTGCCAGATCCCGGATCTCCCAAAAGCGCGACCAACGTCCCGTCGTTCAGGTAGGGCATCAGGCGGGACATGTCGGCCCAGGGGAATTCTAATTTGGGCTTGTCCTTGTCGCGGTCCCGGACTTGCAACAAGTCCAGGTAAGCATCCAGTGATTTCCGCAACATTAACCCGCTACCCTTGCCGGCCAGGCCCCGCTCGACGTGGACGAGACGCTCCCGACTGCGGGCCAGCACTTGCGGCAGGCCCATACCGATGTCCCAGGCATCCCTGGCAATCTTGCCCGCCTCGTCCATAAGCGCCCGGCGCAGGCTGGCATCCCGCACCAGGACGGCGTAATGTTCGGCATGGGCGCTGGTGGGGGTGCGGGTCATCAGGTTGGTCAATTCGGATGCGCCGCCGATGGCCTCCAGGTGGCCATCTCGCTCAAGGCGCTCCGTCAGGGTGACGGTATCGGCCGGCATCCCCTCTTGGTGCAGGCCCAGGATGGCTTCATAGATGGCCCGGTGCTTGGCGAGGTGAAAGTCGCCGGGCTGCATGAGGTCTTTGACACGATAGATGGCGTCGGTGTCGATCACCAATGCCCCAATCACTGCTTCCTCTGCCTCAAGGTTGGTGGGGGATTGTTCCATTGCTCACTCCGTTAAGTAATCTGGTATTACAATGTTGTATTTGTCGAGGTCTATTTCCGTTCGCTGGCGGGTAGCTGTGAATTTGCCGATCTCATCGCGTATCTGAGCAGGCGTCGGCGGTTGCCCCTTCACGCCTCGCCAGTCCTTTGCGAACCACCATTCACCAAAGGACAGGATGTCATCTGATGAAAAGCCTTCATCACGCAGCTTCTTGCCAGACTGATTGATCTGTCCTTTGGCCCTGCTACTTGCTACGCGCCAGTTAATCTGACACACCTTGGCAATGGCATTGAACATATCTTGGTTTTGTTTCTGCTTCTCTGTCGGTTTCTTTTTAGGTGTATCATGTCTATCATGTCTATCATGTCTATTGTGTGTGCGGTTTTCCGCACTGTTTAGCGCCGGTTTTCCGCACTGTTTACGCCGCTTTTCCGCACTGTTTAGCGCCTTAATAGTGCAGTTTTCTGCACTATTCTTATTGGTACCCTTTTCCGCACTATTCCAGCGGTCATAATCCTTCTGGAATGAATAGGTAGAGGTGTGTCCACGACCTGTACCATGTCTCACGATGATGATAATCCCCCGCCGCTCAAGGCGCTTCAGGCCCTCGTTCACCCGCCGTCGTTCCAGGCCAGTCAGCTTCTCCCACTGGGTTAGGCTGATGTCATCAGATTTCTTTCCGAAGCCATAGGTCTTACGCAACAAGCCCATTACCAACCGCCACTCGTGCCCGCTTATCTGGACTTGCGCCAGCGCTTCCAGAATTTCGTCGGCTATCTTCGTCCAACCGTTCTCTGTCTGTGGGCTTGCCATCAGTATGATCTCTGCACTACGATTTCCATCTTTCGTTCTAAATCAGCCCGCAACAAACAAACGCCCCACGTCCATTGCCACCTACTCACTCACCGGCCAGGTGCGTGGGGCTTGCAATGAACATGGGGCGTCTTGTCCCAAATCTATTTGGCTGTATCGTTTCTGGTGATTGCTCCATAGCAAAAGTCCCACGTTATACCTGGCCGATGTTGCCTACATCATACCACAAAAGCTGGGCAGACTCAAGTCCCCACCTCGCATTTCTCCAACCCAGTCTCATATGCTGTCCTGAGCCGCTTGAAATCATTGGCGTTCCCACCACTATCAGGATGATGAATCTTTGCCAGTGCTCGATAGGCATTGATTATCGTTTGCTTGCCAGCATCGGCCTCCACGCCCAAGACTTCCCACCAATCAGTCCGCCCATCAGTTAACAGCAACACCGTGTCATCCGGTGTGGCCTCGAAGCCCAGGAAGAACTGGCTGAATATCTGCTCAATCTCCGCGTCGTCACTCACAACACCATATTCCTCAAGCGCACGCCACAGGTAGGTAATGGCTAGCTGTGCCGCTCATAGGTTATCAGCCGAATGGGAATACTTCCCACAACGGAACACATAACGCCGTCCACCCCGATCAAAGATAATCTCTACATCCCCCCTGAGAATGTCTTGATTGACTCGTAGGGTTGT